TGAAGATCCTGAAAGTAGACCACTTGTGACTCGTATCGGTCTACTGCGAAGGTATAGACGGACAAAGAATGAGGTATGGCTGACGAAGTACCGGGCTAATAGCGAGCGGATCGAGCGACAACATGATTGTCGAGTGTATTATCATTCACGAGACTCAAGCGCTTGTTTTGAGCCTGGGGGACAGCTCAAAATTGAGAAGGCACAAGGCAAACGAGTATCGGTCATAGCTAGGCATAAACACAATCAAGTGATTATTGATCTGTATTATATGACGATCAATGGGCTGGTGTTGCAGGCTGTGACTATGTAATACTGGATCGACCAACCACCACAAGGGCAACCTGGCAATGGGTTGCCCTTTTCTTTTTGGCCTGCCTTGCTCTGCCCTATGCTCTATCCCTTGGTGCTGATCCCTCTGGTGCTGTGCTCTATCCCTCTGTGTTGTGCTCTATCATAGACCGTAGGAAATATCATACACCCTAAGTGTAGGGAAAATCATACATAGGCATAACTACCTATGTCAAATAATTGACAGTAGGGGTGTAGGGGAAATCATACACTAAATGACAGCAACTCGACTGCATGTAGGAAAAACCCTACACCTTGCATGTCAAACAGTTGACACCTTCAGGTGTACCTTGACTTTATAAGCTATAAAGTTGGTACTGGGTAAACTGTTGATATTATTAGGAAAAGGCCCCTCGACTTACTTGCTGGCCCCACGCCGTCTTTTGTGTCATGGGGTACTGCTTACATTTTTTTCTCTTAAAAAATTGGAAAATATCCAATTAATCGTTGAGGATTTTTAAAAAGTCCTTGACAAAATCGTACCATTCTGGTATAAACCAACGGTAATTAACTATAATTATCTATAACTATGGTGATTTTCTTTCTGCGTGCAAATTAGAATTTTTCAAAAAGTCCTCTATACGCGAGGTTATTAACCTATGCCAATTGCTCCTGAGCGTTTAAAGCAAATTTATATCACCAAAGGCAAAATCCGTGCTGATGTTTCGTATGTCATGTGGGATTTATGCTCAAAGTGTACTGGTACAACAATGCCTATTCCCGAAAGAGATGAATCAAAAGATGATTTTATTAATCGTTGCATGAACAATAGAGAGATGAAAATAAAATACTCGGATGAAACGAGCCGATTAGTGGCTGGTAAGTTTTTATGGACTATAAGAGCCGATATTTGCAAATTATCCGAGCGTTGCCAGTATGTAAAGAAAGGTTTTTGTTCTGTCGAATCCCAATATTTGAGTGCTATTACAGCTCCCGTTTTAAAGCTTCTTGACGAAAGCTCCGCGGCCCGCCTCACCGAGCTGGACTGGCAGGATTTTGGGCTGAAAATGATTCCTTTGTATCATGACCTGATTAAGGTCAAGAAAGCAGAGGCTGCCCTGTGCAGCGTTATAGTCTATTCTTCTCATGGTGTAAGGATGCACCCGTTATATAGGGAGAAGCGCGACATTATCAAAGCCATTGATTCTTTGGACATTTCGAAGCTTTTAAAGGAAAAATTCAGGGAACTGGGTATGAAAGACGTGACTCCCGCGGGCGCCGGGCCTGACGTGGGGGAGCTTTTAGAGCAGCACGGCGACCCGGATTTTGCAGATAGCTTAATGGATAGCGGAAAAAAAGGGGATGGTAATGAGGTATAAATGGAAGAAACGCCGGATTTCCGGGGAGGGTTTAAAGAAAGCCAAGGATTTATTTGCACAATATTTGATTTTGGTGTCGGAAATCTCGGATAAATATTAATGAAAATCTCCCAAGACACAAAAATCCTCCAGAACTTCCTGTCAAACTTCAAAGACGGTCAGGGAAATATCACCCTGAACTTCATTGAGAACCTTGTGGTAGGCGACGAGACCGTTATCGGCGACAGCGACAGCGGCACAACGGCCTTGCCGGCCCCAAAAGACCGATGTGCCTTACCCAGGTTTGAAATACCACCAAAGCAGCTACAATATTTCCCTGAGATTCCTGATAAGGCGCGTCGGGTCCTGCACGATTTTATTGGCCAGCTACCCGAGCCCCGCATAAACACTTTGATGTATTGGGTTTTTAAGGTATGCGTTGATAATAATATGACCCGGCAGGAGACTGCTGATTGGTTGGGCATGACCTTTACTACGGCAAGTAATTGGTTTAGACGATTTAACCTTAAACCGAGAAGGGAGGCGCGAAGAAAAAAATGTTAATAATCTATCAGCCTTCAGGAAAAGCCAAGGAGTACGCCGACTTAGCCGTGAATTTATACACCGGCTGCACCCACTGCTGTACTTATTGCTTTGGCCCGGCCACCCTACGCAAAACCCGAACCGATTTTCACGCCAATGTGGCCCCCAAGAAAGACGCTCTGGAGCGATTCGGAAAAGACGCTCAGAAGCTGGCTGAAAAAGGCGACGATCGCGAGATTCTGCTATCCTTCGTAACTGACCCGTATCAGCCTTTAGAGATGAAGGAAAAGATCACCCGTGAAGCCATTAAGATCCTTATTGCCAATAATTTGAGATTCACAATTCTTACGAAAGGCGGTACCCGCGCCAGTCGCGACTTCGATCTGTTAACCGGTTACGACAAGTGCAGTTTCGGCACGACCGTTGTGTTTGAGTCTATCTTGGACGCATACCATTTTGAGCCCGGTGCCCCGAGCCCTGTTGATCGATTGGTGACTATTCAAACAGCTAAGAAGATGGGTATCAGGACCCGGGTAAGCTTGGAGCCGGTCATTTATCCCGAGCAGGCCTTGAACCTGATTCGCGCTTATCACGAGTATGTGGATCACTGGAAAATCGGCAAAATAAATTACGATGCCGAACTTGAAGGCCGGGTTGATTGGTTGAAGTTTCGGGAAGATGCAAAAGAGATATTGGATTCCCTGGGCGCGGATTATTATTTTAAGAAGAGCTTGAAGGGATTGTGATGTTGGAATTACAACCTATAACATGGAAAGAAGCATGTGAATTTATCAGGCAGCATCATTCCCATCATAACCCCCCAGTTGGTTGGAAATTTGGCATTGCTGTGAATGATGGCGAGAAGGTTGTATGGGGCCGCACGACGGGCGACATTTGCCCTAGGTTATAGACGTTTGATCACATACATTCTTTCTTCAGAAACGGGCACAAGCTTAAAAGCAGCAGGCTGGAAAGTATTAGGCGTGGCGGGCGGCGGAAAATGGCACAGAAAAGAGAGGCCACGAGTTGATATTCATCCTATAGAGCAAAAAACATTATGGGAAGCCCCCCCGTCTGGCAATAGAGGAATTATATGAAAAAAAAGAAACCAATCCCCCTAAACCCTATCCGCAAGCCCGGTCCCCGCAACCTTGCTTGCCCGTTTTATGGAGCCTGCCTTGATTATGTGGTTGCCCGTCGCTGGAAGCACTGGAGTTGTTCGGAGTGCGCTTATAAGGAAGTGGTACATGAATTAGCGGTTCCTGTGCGATACGATTATGATCCTTATGAGGAGAGGCCGGATCCACGGGGGGTGATATGAGAATTTCAAGTATTGAATGGGAAACGCCTCAAGATTTTTTTGATACTTTAAATGATGAATTTTGTTTTGAAACCGATGTTTGTGCTTCATCCATAAATACGAAATGTGAGAATTTTTTTTCGATTGAGATGGATGGGCTTGCACAAGAATGGAAGAATGTATGTTGGATGAATCCACCGTATAACAAAACTATGCCCCGATGGGTTGCAAAAGCGTATGAATCGGCGCAGAAAGGCGCAATGGTCGTAGTTTTGATGTCGTGTAGATCTGGTGATACTAAATGGTGGCATGATTATGTTATGAAGTCTAGCGAGATTCGTTTTGTGAAGAATAGATTGCATTTTAGTTTAAATGGTAAGTCATCCAGGGCAAATTTATCCAGTATTGTTGTAGTTTTCCGTCCGTATTGCAAGGGACCACCAAAAACAAATTCTATTGATATAACTGGTAAAGAAAATGTCAACCCTTGAACAATACAGAAACGGTGCCGAAGGTTTTTTCTTGTGGGCTGAAGAGAACGCTATGGTCCCGATTTATCCGGAGGGCTCCGTGATCCCGGATTGGTTTAGCCTGGGCGATTTGCCAGAAACACTCCACCCCGAGACTAGCCGAAGCTATAAAACTATGTGGGAAGCGCAGAAAGAGGAAATACGAGAAGGCTTGCGCATGGAAAATGGTCGATTCGTGTACCGTTTGCTTGTGTTGTGCTGGCCTCGCGGTGAAGGTAAAAGCATAATTGTTTGCTTGATTGAAATATGGAGATTCTCGTGTTGGCCTCGTGAAAAAATCATGCTGGGTGCAAACTCAAAAGATCAGGTGAAATTTGTTCATTATGACATGATCCGTGATATTATTTTAAATTCTCCCAAGATATTAAAGAATATAGGCCGAAAAAAGGTAAAAATTAAAGATATTACGCTTCGCAATAAAACCCAAGACATTGTTTCGATTATTCAATGCGTGTCTTCATTCTCCGGTATTTTTTCGAATATTACTTCATTCACATTTAGCGAAATGTTCGACATGAAGAACACGAAGTTCTATACACAGATTTACGGCTCTATCCGGAACATTCCAAACGCATTCGGCGCTATTGATTCCACGGTATCTACCAAGACTCATGTTCTTTATAGATTATTTAAGACTGCACAGAAACGGATTAAAAAGAAAGGCACGAGTGCCCCGCTTTTCTTCTCATATAGGTGTTCCAAAAAGGGCGATGTTGCTGATTATTGGAACCCTTATATGACCAAGGAGCAACTTGATTCGTATCGCGAAGAATTTCCGCTCGGAGACTTCGAGCGATATTTTTTGAACCTGTGGTCTGCCGGTGCCGAGAATGTTTTTACTGCTGAAATGATCGAAGCGACTAATTATTTGGGCGCCGATAATGTTTTACAGAATCATGGTACCGTTATTGAATTAATCAAGAAACGTACCCAGATCATAGATAGCGAGAAGAAGTTCAAACCCGAATTCAGAGATAAGCTCTGGAGTCAACAGAGCGCGCTCGATGTTATCGAGAAAAGGCTTTGGCCGGCAGAAAGGGAATATCAACTCAGGACTCCTCAGAGTACAACAATTCCGGCGACCGGAAATGACCTTTCACGCTTGACTGATTTATTCGATACCGATTGGGCTGTTCTGGCTAGTTGCGACCGCGCAGATCCTATGAAGACACGTACAGCCGCGCGCACGATCGTGACTATTATAGCTAAGGGTTTGCCCGGAAGCCGGTCGTCGATGCCCATCGTTTCTGACGATTCAGTTCCTCATTATTTGTATTTATTGCTGCTTCTTGCGCATGTTCAGGATAGTAGCACAGAAGGCATAAAAGAGATTATTTATCAAGCGAATCTTGATTATGATGGTGTCGATGTGTTTTGTAGTGAGCGTTGGGGTGTATGGGATATTTCTGCGTGGTTAGAGGAGCAAGATATTAGAGACGAGATATTCTATCCAACATATGATAGACAAAAAACTGCCTTTGTCGAGTTGTATTTGTTATATGAAACAGGTAGATTCAAGGCCCCCCCGACCGCTGTGCCTGGTTCTAGGGGACCCGATATTTTAGTTGAGGAGCCCGCGGCATTTCAGCATAACCCGTTGCCCGATCCGACTGGCCCTCGAGGTTTTTATTCTGTTGAGAAGGACCAAAAGTACGGCATTCAGGACGATGTCATGTTCTCTCTTGGTTGTGGTATTTATGGGGGCAGGTTGTTAGGCGTCAACGATTTCAGGTCTCGGAGCAACAAACAATTCTTTGGCGAAATTTTCCAATCGAAAGGGCTTGTGGGGGTGTATTGATGAAAGAACCACCAACGTTAAAGCAAAGCTGGGATGATCTTGTAGAAGCAACCCGATATTGAGAATTTATTGGAGGGATTATGAACCAACTGGCGTGTTTTTTGATTTGGTCGAAACAGGTTTGGCAAATCCTGAACGGAGATGCTCGTACCGAAAAGCTTATCAATGCTGCATTGTCTAATTATGAGATTGCTTGTTGTCTTGGTGACACATCCCTATTCAAAGAGGCTTCAGCGTGCGTTTTTGGCTGGGATTCCAATACGAAGGCCACTGCTTTCGCAGACGAAGAGATCGAACTAATGCGATAGATTCTCTGAGAAAGGCCCTGAAAAATTTGGGTGAAGCGGGGACTAAAGGTGCGAAGGCGGGTAAAGCGATGGCCGCGGAACTCAAGAAAAAAGAAATTGAGGAATGTGCGCTTGAACAAGACGCGATTGTGGCAAGAGTATTACAAAATGCTTTTGTATACGAGGAGGATAAAAAATAATGGCCTACCGAGCAAACCTGTATTCCCATGGCCAGATGTGCGTAACGGATAAGTTCCGCAAGAACTTCGATCAGATGACCTGGCCGAAAGACAACCCGTGTCGTCGCAGGTCCTGCCGATTTTTCGGTAAACCGGGGTGTTTTGAGGTTCAAACCGGTCGGGGTGCGGAGCGGTGTAATTGGTATGAGAAAGAAAAAAAATAATGATTGAAATCAACGCAAATGATGCCAGAAGGGAAGCAATACGGGGCTTTTCTATTGTATGTGAAAAATGTGGATTGAGCGATATCAAAATGACGATAGGTGGCGCCGAAGAACATGGTGAGGTCGGTACAATTGAGATAATTTGTAGAAAATGTGGGCAATGGGAATATGGGGAGGATAGAATGTTATTGAGCAATGAAATATGAATATTATGGGGAGGGAAACGCATCTTTCGGGATGTTACCGGGGGTTCCTGCCCGCCCTTTAAACGATCCTGGCCATCTCCAGGGCACCCCATAATTATCTTTTCTACTGGTACATTTTACCCCACCTTCTGCCAACGCCTTGACACCATTTTAAAAAAATACTTGACAAACCAATATTTTAGCGTTTAGGCTTATACCATATGTGGTATTGTAGCCTATGAACGACGCCGAAATCCAGCAATATGTCCAAGACATCCCCGATGAGGTCCTTTCCCGCCTGACATTTTCCGTCCCTTGGCAGTATGATTCCACAGAAGACGGTTACAAGGATCCTGACGGCTTCACCCGTTATCCTTCCGGCGATAAAGACGAAAACGAGTTTACCCGCGACGAGCTTCAACGCGAAATTTGGAAAAAAGCTCAACAAACCCCCCACTGTAATACCGCTATTCGTGGCCTTGCTGGTCGCCTCGCCGGCCGCGGCTTCGAGGTCTCTTGCGAAATCATCAAAATCCAGGACGTCATAGATGAAATCACGGACGATCACCGGAATCGTTTGTTCTGCAATAATTATAAGTATGCCCTGAGAGGCGAACTCGAAGGCGAGCTTCATTTGTGCCTGACTTGTCACCCGGACGGCTTTATCGAGGTCGATTTTATCGACCCTGGTCGAATCGAGGGATTTCAGGACGGTACCGGCATTATTTGGCATCCGAACAAGGCCAATATGCCATTGATTTACAACATTAAGGCTGATACTCGTGGTGATATAACTGATCAAGACAAGTTCGATAAACAGATCCCCAGTATTAACATTGCGAGATTCCCCGATTTACTTGAAGTTGCGTCTAAACAATACGGATTTGACAGGTCTCTACTTGCAAAAAGCCAAAAGTGGGGGCGACGGTTCATAAGTCTGGGCCGATTCAATCAGTTCGTTGTGGCGTGGGATAAAAGCTGGATTACGCGAAGAAATGTTGGTCATTTGAGAACTATCCTAAGATGGTCAAATCTTTACGAAAATTTGAAACTCTGGGAAAGTGATTACAAAAAGTCAGCCTCTGCTTATCTTTGGGTTTTTAAGATCACCGATGCCAAGGCTTTTAAGATTTGGCTGGGCATGAGTGACGAAGATAAGCGAAAAACCATGATGACCGCTAAAAAAACTCCAGGAGCCTCAGTTATCCTTCCTCCGGGTATAGAATTGGATGTAAAGTACCCCCAACTACCAAAAATTTCAGATGAGGATCGTGATATTTTAAGAATGATTTCGGCTGGAACCGGTGAGCCCGAGGACGTGATGACTTCCGCTGCTCAAGGGCCATTCGCTTCGGTTAAGGCTTCAAGGGGGCCTTTTGCGGAGCGTACCGAGGACGAGAAGGATTCATGGGAAATGTTTTTGCGGTACGATCTTTGGGGCGGCATTTTCTTTTTAAAGAACAAGATTGCCGGCATGCCGGAGTTTTTTAGTTCGAAAGAGTGTGTTGGGTTTGATGAGGAGCGAGAGCCGATTTTTAAAAGGCGAAAGAAGCGGCCTGAAAAATGGTTGGAATTTGTGTTTCCTGTTTCAGGGGCAGCGGACGTCGATGAATCAAAAGCGAAGGCATTGCTTGGTGTTAAACATGGAAGTACAAATTCTGTATTAGGGATCCCAAATGAAGAAATAGCGAAAAGAATGGGTTTTGGGAATTATAGACAGCTTAGATTAAAGCATGCTACTGAAGAGGATAAATATCCAGTATTAGTAGATTATCTTGATCAGGAGAGCGTCCAGGAGAAGGTTGAAGCAGAACCGCCTAAAAAGGAGAAAAGATAATACTAGGTCCGATTCAACCGAGCTTGCGAATTTAAAATGAAAGTCGAAATCACCCAAGAAATCCGTGATCTTGTTGACCCGATCGACAAGAAGTATACAGAGGCCAAAGAAGCCAAAGTTTCTCGTTTCAGTGTTGAGTGGGGCAAATGGTCCCGGGAAATGAATGTCGAAATGAGAAAAAAAGACGGTATTCTTTTCAAGTACGTTTTCATTTATTGGACCTTAAAGTCCCAACTTCTGGAATTGTTTTTCAAATTTCCGTCAAACTCACTCAAATTGGGACTTAAGAAACGTGTTTGGAGCGAAATTGAGGACATCAAAAAAATTATTCTGTCTGGCAATGTGCCGGAGGGCGAATTGACGGATAAGGATTTGTTGAGGATTTTGGGGGAGAATAGATGATTCTTTGGATTGTCGGAAAAGTAAACAAATCGAATCGTAAAGAATGGGAGTTCCACGGGGTGTTTGATCGAAAAGACATGGCAGAGGAAGCTTGTAAGGATGATCGTTATTTCATAGGTCCCGTAAAGCTTAACGAGGTATTACCAGACGATCCAGTTCTTTGGCCGGGAGCCTATTATCCGAAGGAGTGAGATTATGAAAAAAGGGAATACTATGTAGATCTAAAAAATAGACGCGGGTTCTATGGACGGTCCGGCCGGGCCTGAAATAGACGCAAGAGATAATCAAAGGGGCAATGTGGTGCCACATCATCACGTCGCCCCTTTTTATTTGCCCGCTGGAGGAAGAATTGCCCTGGATCGTCAAAGATGTGGACCGCCACAAAAAAGGTTTAACACCAACTCAAAAGAAAAAGTGGGTAAACATCGCAAACGGTATTCTGAAGGACTGCCAAAAGAAAGGCGGCAAGGATTGTGAGGGCAAGGCGATTCGGATAGCTAATTCCAAATTTTCAGAGGAAGCCATGGAATGGACAGAAGAGCAATGGAAAGCTCATAATGAGCATTTTGGGCTGGCCAAGGCCGACAAGAAGAAGCCTGGCGGATCGAATGTCGGCAAGTACAAGAAAGGCCCGTTTTGTGGCCCAAGCGGAGGAGCCCCAAAAGGAAGCTATCCGGTAAACACGAGAAAACGGGCCATAGCTGCCTTGGCATATGCTAGGCATGCACCTAACCCGGCAGGCATCAAGAGGTGTGTGTGTCGCCATTGGCCTAGCCTGCCAGCATGCAAGAAAAAGGAGAAACAGGCCATGAGTCAAGAAACTCAAAAGATACCAAAGGCCGCATTGTGCTTTATGGATCACGACTGTTTTGCGCAAGTTAAGGCGAAAGACGGAGTGGATCAACTGACCATGGTGGTCTATAGCGGTGGCATTATCAAGGGGCACTGGTATTGGGATAACCTTGCCATTGATCTTACCGGTATGTCCTTTCCGAAATCAAAATATCCAGTTCTTGAAAATCACGATTCGTCGAGAAAGATTGCTTTTTCCAAAAAGCCAAAGATTGATTCTGGAGCCCTTGTGATTGATGATGCTGAATTTGTTGATACGCCCGAGAGCGAGGAATTTCGTAAACTGTCTAAGCAAGGGTTCCCCTATGAGAGTAGCATGTACAGCAGGCCTACTGTGATTGAGCGGGTTGCTGAAGGAGCCAAGGTAGACGTGAACGGCATGACCGTGAAAGGCCCTGCGACTGTTTGGCGAAAATCTATATTCAAAGAGGCTTCAGCGTGCGTTTTTGGCTGGGATTCCAATACGAAGGCCACTGCTTTCGCAGACGAAGAGATCGAACTAACCGTAGAAACGGTTGACGATAAAAATTTAGAGATAGAGGAGGTGAATCAAATGACGTTAGAGGAACTGAAAGCGGAGCACCCCGAACTGTTCGCGGAGCTCCAGGCGGAAATCGAAACCGGCCTTCAGGCTAAATTCGATAAGGAGAAGGCGGATTTGGAGACCAAGCTTGCCCAAGAAAAAACAGACCTTGAGGCTAAATTGGCTCAGGAGAAGGCGGACCTTGAGAAGGATCTTGGCACAAAGTTGTCCGAGCGCGATGAGCGTCTTCTAAAGATTGAAAAGAAAGATGTTATCCGCACGGAGAACGAGCGCCAGGCCACGGCTGACAGGATCTGGTCCGAGAAATTGGCTGATAGTGATGTTGATCCCGGCATTCACGACAAAGTGAAAGCCCACGTCACGCCTTCGAAGTTTGTCAAGGATGACGTGTTCGACACGGAGGCCTTCACCGCGGCTGTCGAAGCCGAGATCAAGGATTGGGAGGCCAAGTTGCCCCAGCCGTCTTCTGTGATTGGCGGCGGCTTTGTCGGAAAAGACGCGGCCACTGACACTAAGTTGGTAGCCCAGGACGCTGAAGACGAAAAACTCGCGGATGCAATCTTTCAATCATCCGGGAGGCAAAGAGAGGAGGTGAAGTAGGATGCCATTAGGACAAACACCATATGTTTTTCAAGGTGGCCAGGAGGATCTGAGGCGGATTTTGTACAGTGATCCTGCCCTGGCTTTTACGCATGCCATTAGGATCCCTGCTGGTTACGGCGTTATTAAGGCCGGAATGGTTATGGGTATTATTACCGAAAGCACGAACCGGAAGAATCAGTATGTTCCATACTGTCCCGTAGCAGACGGTCGAGAGTTCGGCGCAGGCCTTGCCAACGTTCCGGGTCTTGAGTATCTGACAAACGAGCCCTCGACAGGCACGGCAGGTCACGTGCGTCTGGAGCAAAGCTATAAGTTTGCCGTGGCCGATCATCTTGCTGCGTGGGACGACGATGACGTTCAGGTCGACCTCGGGGCTGTCACGGCCATTGACCGAACCACATACCCCCACATTGCGGTCATCACCGTTACAAACTCCTTTGGCTCGGAAACGATTGCCAAGGGTGGTGCTATTGGGATTCAGACCGCTACTGGCACGCCGTTTGTGGCGGCTAAAGGCATCTTGCTGGCGGCCGTAGATACCGGTGTCGGCGAGAACGCTAAGGGCGGAGACGGTGTTTTGATTGTGAAAAATGCCATGCTCTATAAGGATAATTTGTTTAACTATAACGCTAACGTTCTTTCGGACCTCTCCGGTGCGGAAGACGGCAAATATCTTGTCATATAGGAAGGGAGGTGAAGCAAGATGACTATTGGACTAAACGCAATACCAGCTCTTCGGCTGACGGTGTTGAATAAGCTGGTCACCAAGTATATGTCTCCCCCGAATCTGATTCTAAAAGGGATGTTTCCCCGAACTAATTACGAGTCGGACAACATTGAATGGGAGTCCCAGATTGGTAGCAGGGGATTGACACCTTTTGCCGCTGAGAATGCTCCAGCACCCCAAGCTTCTGTCCCGGGTCTTGCGCAGAACTCGGCGCATGCCGCGTACTGGAAGGAGCGCACCTTTTTTGGTGCCGAATTCCTGAACAATATTCGGCAGCCAGGGACTGACCGGAAGTACCAGAAGGCTCAAATAACCCTCAATAACCAGACGAGGAACCTGAGCAACCGGGGGTTTCGTCGGGAAGAGTGGATGTTCGCGCAGATGCTTTGCAACGACGGTTTTACGTATGCTGACAAGAACGATGCGTACATAACCCTCGATTACGGTATCCCGGACGACAACAAGGTTTCCCTGGGGGCTGATTATAAGTGGGACGCCGGCACTAAGCGGGACATCGTTAAGGATTTTTATGATGCCAAGCTTGTTGTATCCAACGCCAACGCCGGTGTTTTGGCCCGCGCGGTTTTTACAACCGAAGTTTTGAATCTCATGATTCTTGACGATGGTATTCAAACGCTTCTTCAGAAGTCTGCTTACGGAAATGGCGACTTGTTCGCTAATCCGGTACCAGTGCTCAGCTCATTGATCAGTATGGGCAATTTGTATGTGTACGATGAAGCGTACCAGATTCGTGCGGTATTGACCACAGCTCTTTCGTCGGGAGCCGGGCCGCACACGGTTTATGTGAGCAGCACGGTTGATTTTGAAGTTAGTGGGACCCTGATCGTGCAAGACGTTTCGGCTGCAAAAGGCACGACTGAGGACTTAACTATCACGGCAACCGATTCTGATGCTGGAACCATTACTGCTACCGGAACCCTTTCTTCGTCATACAAGGCTCAGGAGGACATTGTTTACATGACGAAGAAGTTTATCCCTACCGACAAAGTGGTCATGTTTGCCGATTCGGTAGACGGCGAGCCGATTGCAGAATACATGGCTGCCCCTCATCTGTTGAGCAGAAAATGGGGTCAGCAGGTGGATCGCAAGGAAAACTGGGACCCTGATGGTGTGTTCGTGCGGGTTTCCGACAAGGGGTTGCCGGTACTATATCACGAGGATGCCGTGTATCAACTCACGGTAACCTAAAGGAGGTGGTACTCTATGTTACATAAAAAAGGTCCACTTCCAAGCGTTGGTTTAATGCGGCAGATTGCTGCGAATGCCATGGTGCCTTTGATGGCTATGTATTCTGGTGAGCTTACTGACCATATCTGGAAAGACACCATTGGCGCCGCCGTTCTTGGCGGCAGGGTATCTGAGGTATTTTTGTCGGTCGAGGCCAGCGGTAAAGACGATTCGAATACGCTTTCACTTGAAGCCGATGTCTTTATCAATGGAACCACCTGCCTGACTACGTTACCAAAGGTTGCTCACGTTTCAGGTGAGGCCAGTCAGCAGAAAACTACTGCGGTGACAGGCGACACCGGTATTACGCAGTCGGTCATGGATCCGGATGCGAATGAGTTCAGTGTGGGTGATGTGTTTTCCTATGACTTCGAATTGACGCGGACCGCATCGCCTACGACAGAGATTAAAAATCCTGTCATTGTTGTTAAACTTGAACCCGCTTAGGAAAGGAGACAATCGATATGGATATCGAACGCGTAGAACTTTTAGTGACGTTGAAAGGTGCAAAGACGTGGAAGAAGGGGACCATCTTTGATCCCAAAAAGGATGGTCGCCCTATTCCTTCCGATATAATCGCTGAAGTCCGGGCGAACTCGGGGGCTGTTCGGGTGTTAGGGGCCGTAAACGAAGGCCAGTCGGTTGTGAAGTCGGATGCTTCTATTAAGGCTGAGATATCCGAAGCCGAGACGAAGCTGGCGGAGCTTAGAGCGAAGATTGCGGAGGCTGAGGTGGAATTGGCAGAGACTGTAACAGCTATAGCAAGGCCCGACAAGACAGAGTCACCCGAGGTGCTCGAGACTGATGAGAAGAAAAAATATGTCTGTAAAGAATGCGGGGCCTCGTTTGATTATGCTGTTGCATTGGCTGGGCATATGAAGTCACATCGAAAGGCTGAAAAATGACCAAAGCTGAATTAACAGCGGTTCTCCAGGCAGAACTAAAGGGGTTATCGTCTGAGTTTGATGTCCCTGATTACACTAATGCGATTAATGCAGCAGAGAGGGATACGGGGTGGGCAGCGCCTTATAGCGGATCATTCAAAGAAACCTGGATATTAAATCGAAGCAAGCGGTGGCTTTTTTCATACCTTCAAACGGAGACGGCGGCTGATTTTAAGTATAAACAGATATTCTTGAATCAACCCTTTGAGCACTACAGCAAACTCATCAAAACGATGGATGAAGCGTTTGTTGTGGCTCAAGAGGAATCGCCGCATGAATTCGCTGGTGTGAGTACATTTAAAATGTTTGGCAATATTGTTAATGCAGGATTTAGCTATGAAGAACAGACGGGTCGCGATAAGAGTTATTCTAGTGATAACAAGGTGATGATTCATCCAAATGATGACAGTTAAGAATAAAGAGAAAAGTAGTATTCGGAAGAAAAAATATTATCAGGACAATAAGGAGAGAATTAAAAAGCGTGTAAATAAATACAGAGCAGAAAATAGAGATGCGGTGAATCAGAGTAAAAGAGAATATTATCATTCTGAGAAGGGAACACAAAAACGAAAAGAGTATGCAAGAATAAACAAGGAAGGGATTGCTGAGAGAAGCAAGGAGTATAAAAAGCAATATTATCAAATCAATAAAACCGAGGTAGATGCAAAAAATAAACTTTGGTGTGAAAATAACAGAGAAAGGACAAGGGAATATTACGCAAATTATAGAAAAGAGCACAGGAAAAAATTGAATAGGCGGGCCAATGAGTTAAAAAGAAAAAGACGTAAAGATAACGTTGCGATAAGATTGAACGACAGCATTAGTGCACAAATTAGGTTTTATTTGAAAAAGAGTAAAGAAGGACGGTCGTGGCAAAAATTGTTAGGTTATTCAGTTCAAGACTTAAAGAAACATCTTATGACAACGATGCCAAAAGGATATTCTTGGAAAGATTATTTGTGTACTAAATTACATATTGATCATATTATCCCTGTATCGGTTTTTAATTTTGAAAGTTATGATCACATTGATTTCAAAAAGTGTTGGTCATTAGACAATTTGCAATTACTTCCAGTATCTGAAAATTGCATTAAGAATGATAGAATTGAGAAACCATTTCAACCAAGTCTATTACTGACAATATGAGATTGTCATTGTTCGTAGCTGACAGCAAGAGGCTATCAGCGTCATAGCATCTGACTAAGAGGGTCGGAATGTCAATAGGCTCGAAGTTAAAAACAAAAGTCTTCGAAAAATTAGGTACAGCTTTCACTATTCTACGCGATAGTGGCGACATCACTGGTGAATACCTGAATTATGAGATAAATCGTCAGGTGACAAAAATTTTCGTCAGGGCTTTTTTCTTAGAAGCCGAAATGGCGTATGATACTGAAGCCGTTGTCGGTGACGTGGTTCAATTTGACGATGACCGTGTTTTTTTAGTAATGAACAAGACCGCTGATCACTTTAAAAATGCGGCTATCAGACAGGACTGTGTCTTGTACAAAACTAATGTTGCCGGGACGCTTTTTAGGCCCTCCGGTGAAGCTTGGGATTCCCAAACGTATCACAAAACACAGCAATGGGAGACCATTGATACTGATGTTTATGCTTTGCAAACTGAATCCCTTTTCGGCCATTCTTTCGAAGATGATCAGGAAATTGGAATGCTAGGCCTCAAAAGAGACGAACTCTACATTCCGAATTCTGTAGGCATACAAGTAAACGACAGATATCAATCGGCAAGCGGGGAGTATTATCGCGTGGAAATTATCAAGAAGCGTCGTTTTGACGGCGTTGATGTATGTGAATTGGGGGAGGATCACAGATAAATGTTGTCCGGCAAAATCATAAAAATCAGTTGGCTTGGCGACCAGGGTTGGCGATTAAATATTGATGGAATGATGAAGATGTTTGATAATTGTGAGGCTATGGAGACCTGGCTTATTGGCATCATTGACAAGGTCAAGGATCAGGAAAAGAGGAAATTATTGCTTGATGATCTTAATAAGTTTCTTGTTTGGCAACCGAAATATCCACGCATAGAAAGGGGAATAATAACCAGTCATGGCAATACCCCTGCGATTATTATTAAGTTGAACGAGAACACACGTTTTGTGCAATGAAATATATGGAGGAGCATTGAAAAAGATTCTTATCGTTGGAGAAAATCCTTTTTCCATGAC